CAAAAGAATATTAGTCGATAAAAGAAACGAATTATATGCCGAATTTCTAAGACTTGTCAATGAATTGCAACCGAAAGTTTTTGTAATGGAAAATGTAAAAGGTTTAGTTATCGGTTCAATGAAAGGAAAATTCAAAGAGATCATGTTGGCGGCCAAAGCGACAAATTATAATGTCAGATGCAAACTGATGAACAGTAAACATTATGGAGTTGCCCAATCTAGAGAAAGATTAATATGGATAGGAGTCAGAAAAGACATTAAAATTGAATCAAGTTTTCCTAAACCGTCTTCTCGGATATCGTCTATTCTTTCTGTTATTAACGGGATAACAACAAAAACGTGCATATGGTTAAAACCAGAATGGTACACATATAAAATGTGGTACGCAACAAAAATCGGTTCTAGTTTTGCGAGATCTGCTGGTAAAAAAAGTGGATATTCTTTTTGCAAACCGAATCCGTATAAACCGTGTCCGACAATTCAAAAATCGTTGAGAATAGGCAACAGGCAATGGGGGGCATTTGTACATTGGAAGGAACAGCGAACATTGAGTATAGAAGAAATAAAAAGAATATCAAGTTTTCCAAATGACTTTGTTCTTTTTGGAAACATAACAAAACAATGGGCAATAATAGGAAATTCTGTAATGCCTAAGTTTATGTATAATATAGCAAAACATATAAAAAGAAAAATATTATGGCAAAACCAAGTAAACCATTAAAGCCCGCTAATGAAATAATAGTTGAAGCTCAAAATGTTGATCCCGACAATTTCAATAAAATAGCTTTGCGTAGAGGCAAAGTTAGAGAGCTTATGAGAATGGGATATGGGCCTTATCAAATATTTCGTATTTTAGAAAAAGGAATTAAGGTTGACAAAAATCAGACTGTTAAAGTCCCAACATCAGTAGCGGGAGTAACAAATGATATAGAATATATTAGACAGGATGATTTAGCCCAAGATGTTAACTTTGGTGAAAAAAGAGCTGAAATTAGAGACAAACTTGATTTCTTATATCAGAGAGCCATACAAGAATATTTAAAAGCTAAAGGTGCAACTAGAGCCACATTCATGAACACATCTTTATCAATTTTAGGTAAAATAATGGATATGGAGGGGATTAAATCTCCTGAAAATTTAAATGTTAATCTAAATGCAGAAGCCAAAATAGCACAATTTTCTGCAGAAATACATAAATTAAGCAAAGATGACAAATCTACTATTCTCGCCGCAATTCACAAAATTCGTGAACAGCGCAAACCTGGAGGAGCTGGAAACGCTGGAGTTTTTAACGAAACATCCAAAGTACCAACACAAACCAGCAACGATGAAGGAGTTCCTAGAGAATCCTAAATTCGTTACTAAACAAGACGGGCCGAGACCACATAATAAACAATTACTTATAGATATATTTGACAGTTCTAGTAACTGGGAAGAATTTGAAAACTTGGGAAAATATGAAGAAGTTTTATATATTGCGGGGATTGGTTCTGGTAAATCTTATGTTTCTTCAATGGCGATTGTTTATATCCTTCATCGCCTTTTATGTTTAAGAAACCCTCAAAAGTATTTTAAGTTTGCTAAGGGTACTAAAATTGCTTTCGTCAATATTTCTAAATCGTTCAGTCAAGCTAAAGACATTGTTTTTGGTGAAATTAAAAATAGAATAGACAACAATCAATGGTTTCAAAACTTTTACCCATCTGATCCACGCATTAAATCAAAGATACGAATGCCTAAAAACATTTTCATATTGCCATTAGGATCTAACGAAGAATCACCATTGGGATATAACATTTTCGGTTCAGTTATCGATGAAGCATCTTTTCATACATTAACCAAAGATAGGGACTATGCCGAAGAATCGTATAACCAAATTAAAAAACGTATTCGATCCCGTTTCTTTAGTAAAGGAAAAATGTTTATTATTACTTCTCCACGGTATGTTTATGACTTTGCTGAAACAAAGTTCGAAGAAGAAAAAGACAATCCTAGAGTATTAAGAAGAAGAACTCCTTTGTGGGAAGCCATGCCCGCAGAAATGTTTAGTGGTGAAAAATTTGATTTAAGTAAATATTTATCTAAAAAAGGAAAGGGGATAATGGTACCAGTCGAATATGAAAACGAGTTCCAACAAAACCCAGAAAGAGCAATGAGAGATTATGGCGCTCAACCATCCATGGCTATTCAAGGATTCTTTAACAATCCAGAAGTACTGAACAGTAACGCTAATTACAATCGGAAACATCCAATAAGTCTCAAAACAGGAGAATTTTCAGAATGGTTTTATAACCATAAGGGTAGTGAAAATTTCGATACTGATAAAAGATTTATCCATATCGATTTAGGACTTAACAGAGAAGGTAAAGGAGACTGTGCTGGTTTTGCGATGGGTAAATTTAACGGATGGAAAGATGTCAAAAGTATTAAAGGCGAAATAGAAAAACGCCCTAAAATATTTATCGATTTAATGATGCAAATAAAAGCGGGGCCCAAAGATGAAATCCAATTTGAAGATGTTAGGCAAATAATTTATAAACTAAAAGATATCGGGTACAATATTCATCTTATTACTTTTGATGGTTGGCAATCAGTTGATTCTGTTCAAACATTAAAATCTGCTGGATTTAATGCCGACTTCTTTTCAGTAGATCGTAATCCTGAATCATACTACACACTCAAAGCGGCTGTTTTAGATAAACGATTAGATTATTATTATTACAAACCTCTAATTACCGAACTACAACAATTGGAAGAAATCAAAGGAATGAAGATTGACCATCCACGACAAGGAAGTAAGGATGTCGCTGATGCAGTAGCAGGCGTCTGTTATCAATGTGGAAAGGGCACACCTGGTTATGGTTTTAAAGTAGTAGGCAAATAATTGCTTTTCTTTCCAAAAAAAGGTATATTTTATAAAGAAATCAATTTTTCTTAAAAAAAACTATGAAAATACCCAAATTTTTAGAAAAAGCCGTTCTAAATAGCGATAATGTTAAAGCAAAGATTGAGGAAGCTAAAAAGAAAAGCGAGACTGATACATCAAAAGGTTTAAATCAAAAACTAACAACACAATACAACAAAGAGATCGTAAAAGAAGTTAACAAAGCATTAAAAGCCGCTAAAAAGGATTGGTCTTTTGAAACCGTTAAGGCAATCGATAACCAATTTCATCGCCCTCGTAAGTATATTTCTACTTCGGGTGGTACAGAAACCTTTATGGCTAATATTTTATTGTCTGGGAAAAACTACGGTACATTGTCAACATTATTTAGCGATTCTCCTGGTTCAATTCAATGTGCAACAAGAATCAAAGAAGCCGTGTTGGGTGGTGGGTATGTAATTAAACCAAGTGTCGGAGGCAAAAAGGGTTCTAAAAAAGACTTAAAAAGATTGATTGACTTTTTTGATAATCCGAATCCTGATGACACAATCGAAACATTACTTGGTGTTTGTATTGAAAACTATCTTGCTTATGGAGATTTTTATTTAGAGAAAGTCCCAACAAAAAGAAGCGCCAATAGCAAAAGTAAAACAATGGAAGTAGCTGAACTTTACAATCTTGATCCAACAACGATGACGATTTTGGTTGATGCCGAAAAAAAGAAAAAAGGGGTAATAGAGAAAGTAGGATATAAAAGAAAGACAACTCAAAACAAATCCGTTGTATATACGTTGGATGAGATTTTTCAAGGGAGAAGACCAAGTCGCAGAGCTTCTTTATACGGTAGAGCCGTTTTAGAAGATAATACTGCCACTCTACAATTGCTATTAAGGGCACTAACTTACAATATCAATATTTTGAGAAACGGTGGGCGTCCACCTATTCAATTACAATTACCTGAAGATTCTACTGAGGCAGATGCAGATTCGGTATCCGCATGGTTTGAGAAGAATTATATGGGCCCTCACAATGCAGGTAAAACACTAATATCATTTAAGGGTGCTAAAGCAGAAACATTAGGCCTTACTCCACAAGATATGGCGTATTTAGAGCTTTTTAGATTCGGTATGAGAGAAGTAGCAGGACAATATGGTGTTCCATTGCCCATGATTGGATTCCCAGAAGGCACAAACAGATCAACAATGAGCGAAATGAGGCGTGCTTTTTACTTAACTAACATATTTTCTTTAAGAAAATTAATTTCACAAAAAATTACCAAAGTGATTATAAAGGACAGTATGAAAATCGAGGGATGGAGGTTAGACTTTAAAACTGCTGGATTAGAAGAATCTGAGGCTTCAAGACGTGACTTTATGACGGCAAGGGATAAGGGACTATATTCATTCAATGAAGCTAGAATGTCTATGGGATTATTACCAATCGATGAACCTTGGGCTAATAAATTTTACCTAGTTAGTACTAAAAATGACTCAATGATTGAGGTAGAAAAGTCTATCGGTAGAGTATCTGATGCTTCTTCTCCAGATGCTTCACGTGGTAAAGATAGTCGTAAGCCAGGAGAGAAAGATCCTAAAGAAGATGAGAGTTCTCACGATAAAAAATAAATGTTGATTTTTAATAACATTTTTGTTACAATGTGAAAAGTTAAAGATTAAGTAAAAGAAAAATAATGCCAACACCAAATATCCCAAATACTGGACAAAAGACAATTAGAGCACGAATGAAAGTAGCGTCTTTTGTTTCCCCTGAAAAACCAACGGTAAAACAAATTCAAAAGTTCGACAAAAAG